TGCCATGGTCTTTCAGAATAGCCTCGAAGTCTTCACCGCCGTAGGCCTTGGCTGCGTTGTAGGCCTGCTGCACATTCTTGGTGTAGTCGGCATCCGACTTCCACACCTCCTTGAGCGTGGCAGTGCATTCATCGGCGCTGAGCTGGGACAGCGCACCACCGATGGCGGGCAGGCGCTCCAGGTACTGGCTGATCACCATGTCCACCTGCTTTTGCGACATGCCAGCGGCGTGCGCATCGGTCATGAAGGACTTGAGCATGGGATCAGCGGCCAGGTCTTCCGCTTTGAACTGCTCGGCCAGCTTCTCGGGGATGTTCACCTTGTACTCGTCGGCGCTCTTGGGGGGAATGTCACCAGCACCAAGTCGCTTCTCCAGGTGGCTGCGGTGCTCCTCGACCTTGCGGGCTGAGGCTTCCATATCCATGGTGCCATCGTCCTTCATGACGCGGAACTTCTCGGGTATCCAGTCATTGGGGCCGGGTGCAGCGGCTGCCGGTGGCGTACCAGCTGGCGGTGTGCCACTGGCCAGAACACTGGCGGGGGTTGCTGGTGCTGCCGGAGCTCCACCGGCTGGCGGATCACCTGCGGGTGTAGCAGCTTGCATGCCACCGGCTGGGGCATCACCACCACCGGCCGCGCCGGGTTCAGCGTTCAGGAAACGAAAGCGCTTGAGGTTCATCATTTACTCCTTGTCAATGTCATGTTGTGGTTGCGGGAACGTTGTAGCTCTGCTGGGCGTGACCGGCTGAGTTGGTAATGGGGGATGACTATGGGGTGCGTAGTGCGCCAGAGCTGATTCGGGATGCGTGCGACACACGTCCAGGTGATAGTGGCGCTGACAGCTCGCACGATCACATCGGGCAGCACTGCGGGAGCGATCTCAGGCGGCAAAGCATTGGCCACCCATGCGCGCTGCGCCCTCACCTTGCGGGCAATGGGGCCTAAGCCAATCGGGCCATAGTTGCCGCCCTTGTCGTAACTGCCAATAGTCTCGAAGTGCTCACCGATCAGAGGATCAATGCTCGATGCCGACCAGGCGCGGCTGGCGCTGATGGTTGGTGCGGCAACGTCTCCAGCTCCACCAGTGACCGGCGTGTCAGCCGTTGCGCTCCAGGTGAAGGATGCAGCCACCGGGGTGACCACCACATCAATGATCGGTGCGGTACTTGTGGCGCTCCACGTTGATCCAGCCTGCACGGTGGGTGCCGTCACATCGTAGATCGGCGTGCTGGCATTCGCTGCCCAGACAAAGCCCGCGGCGACTGTGGGCGTGGTGATGTCGCTGATCGGCGGCGTGGCCACTGCTGACCATGTAACCCCAGCTGATACCACTGGCGCGAAAACATCATTCGATGGCGCTGCAGTATTCGCGGCCCAGGTGAATGACGCAGTGACCGCTGGCGCTGTGACATCGATGCGCGGATTGACGCTGTTGGCAGCCCAGGTGAAGCCAGCCGATACCATCGCGGCTGTGATGTCAATGCGCGGGGCGCTGGATGTGCCTGACCAGGTGGCACTGGCTGAGACTGCCGGGGCCAGCACATCCACACGTGGCGCGCTGGAAGTGGCCGACCAGGTGGACGATGTGCTTACGGTGGGAGTTGTGACGCTGCCAACGCCGGATGATGTCCAGGTGGTAAGGCCAATGACAGCATCAACCGGCTGAGCAGTGGCACTCGCCGGGGTGGCAAACTGCTGGTGCTCTACGCCATCGACAAGAGCAAATGTCCCTGCACTCGCCGGGGTGGCAAACTGCTGGTGCTCTACGCCATCGACAAGAGCAAATGTCCCTGCACTCGCCGGTGTGGCGAATGCGTCATGGGCAATTACGCCATCAAGAAGGACAAAAGCCACATCAGTTCCACTCTTTCCAAGCGCCGTTGATTGCCAGCTTGCGGTTAGCCGTAGTCACTGCCAGGGATGACCACCAGACCAGCCCCTCACCCGGCACCAGCACGATCTCATCGTCATCACCTTGCGGGTTCCACTCATCGTTTTGAGCTGCCCAGTGACCAGCGCCACCAGTTACAAGGTCCATGGTCTGACCGATGAAGGTGTAAACCACCGCGCCCGGCGTGACAGTGAGGCCGGTCATGGCAGCAGCCAATAGCCCTTGATTGGCAGCATCTGCAGTCTTGCGGCGTGCCGGGGTAATAGTCGCTGCAGACAGCGTGCCAGTGAACGTGATCCGGCTGATGTTGATGATCGGTGCGATCAGGTCAACGGCCAGCGTGGTGCTGAAATTCTGCTTGAGGGTGGTGCGATCCAGGGACACGTTGACGGTTGAGCTGGCCGGATTGATCAGGAACAGGAAGCCAGTTGTAGTGCCAGTGTGCGCAGCTGTTGGGATAGCCACTGCGCCGCTGGAGAACTTGTAGTTTCCAGTCATGCTGCGTTCGCTGCTGGGGATGAAGAAATATTCCTCCACCGTATTGGCACCGACCACGCTCTCCTTGGTGCGAATCTTCTTGCCAGTGTTGCCCGTGTCAAGGGGCAGGATGATGACTTGATCGGTCTTGGCTGCCATGGTTCAGTCCTTACGTTGCCTGCACTGGGTTGGTCATGGGCACGGTGAAATTGCCACCGCTGCCGGTGAAGGTTCCACCCCACGACAGCACGGCCACTGCCTTGTTTGCCTTGCTGGAGTTGTAGATCAGCGCGCCAGCTCCGCTGAATGTCGCAGTTGGCCAGGTGGCATCGTTGAAGTCGAGCGAAGCCACACCACCGGCCAGTGCAGTAGCCGCTCCAGTGAGTGCAATGCCTCCCGCTGTGTAGCCCAATGCCGTGGCCACTTCATCGGTGCCCAGATCGCTGTAGTTGGTGGTTCCAGCACCCAGAGTGCCAGCGCTTGCGGGTTTGATCAGGGCGATCTTGTAGGTGTCAGCCAGGACGTGCACGCCCTCCATAACCTCCTTGGTGTACGTGTCGCAAACGGCGGTGGTGATACTCATGGTTGAGATTCCTCTTGTGCGTTGGGGTCAACTTGCCCCACTTGGGAGAGCTGGGTCAGGATGAAGTGAACGACTTCGCGGCGAGCTGCGCGGCGTTCAGTCTCGCGCTGGGCTTCGATGCCACCGGGGACGAACACATTCACGTCATAAAAACGCCGAGTCAGGTCAGCCATGATCAGCGAACCCTCATGGTGTTGCTCGAATACCCGGGAGTAAGCCTCGGGTGAAACCTTCTCAGCCATCAGATCAGGACTCGCACGACAGCTTGTAGCGAATGTCCTTGATGGCCTGCTGGGTCACACCAATGACACGCCACTGCTCACCCGCGGCCACCGTGATGGCCACATTGGTCTGATCACTGTTGTAGGTGGTCTGATCGATCCAGGCCGTGCCGGGTGCGGTGATCTTCTGGGTCTTGATGGTGTTGGATGCATCCAGCCCGGTGGTGGTCAGGCGCATGGTTGTGGTACCGGTGGGGATCACCACCACATCGGATGCATTGCCGCTGACTGGGTTGGAGCCAGTGGAAAAGGTTTCTTGAACGATTGGGCCAGTCATGGGGAACTCCTGAGAGGGTTATGCAGCCTTAGCGGTCTGCTTGAACTTGGCATCGGCTGCCATGGATTGAATGTTTTGCTGCTGGGCCTGCGCTTGAACTGCCTGCTGCTGTTGGGTGCGTGCCTCGCGCAAGGCCTGCATGTCGTCGGTGGTGCGCACGGTGGACATGGGCACACCCAAAGAGTCGGCCATTTCGCGGGCCTGCGCGTCGAAGTCGGCCACGTCCAACACCTCGGGCTTGAACTCGGCAAAGGTCATCAGGTAGCCATTGAATTGCTGAATGGCGCTGACTTCTTCGAGCTTTTGCGACTTGGCCAGGGGGCTGATGTACTTGATCGAGAAGCTGCGGCCACCCAGGGACTCAGGCGGCGGGCCAAATATGCCAGCGCGAAACGCCAGCATGAACGAGCGGTTTATCACGCCCGACAGGTACTCAGCCTGCATGCGCCCAAACAGTGGCCCCAGCTGCTGGCGCAGTAGCGCGATGCGCGCATGCACCTCGGTGGCAGTCATGGCGGGACCATCCTGCGGCTGCAGCTGATCGGCCATCAGAATCTTACGAATGGATGCCTGCAGGCCTTGGATGCGGTCAGTGGCCAGTTGCCAGTTGGAGCCGGACAACAAGGGCTTCATGCTGTCCACGCTGTTGGCCACAATGATCTTGCGTGCACCCACCTTGATGGTGCGGGGGTTGAGCACGCCATCGTCTTCCGCGATCCACATGCCGCTGATCGCAATGTCGGCACTGGCGTAGTCCATGCGCTTCATTTCGTTGAGCATGCGGGCATCCGGCAGCGCATCGAACATCGGGCCCACGGCATAGCAGGTGTCAGGGATCAGCGACCAGCGCGGCACGATCACCGGCATTTCCTCATAGCCCGACTCACGCACGATGTGCTGTTGCTGCACCTCAACGTGGAACGATGCGAAGGGCATGTTCTTGGCCATCTTCGAGCCCACGGCATACGGGGTGCGCGGGTAGATGCAATGCACCATTTCCACCGAGTAATCGGGCTCTAGCGTGGCCTTCTTCTTGACCAGCTCAGAGCAGGCATCACCGAACTCGCGCACGGCCTGAGCGGCGCTGATGTTGTAATTTCGGTACACCGTGTCCACCATGCCACCGGGCTTGGTACTGGAGGCGAACACCTGCGCAATGGGCCATGCCTCGTAGTGCAAGCCACCCTTGTCACGGTCCACATCGACGTACATCGCAAACCAGCCAGCGCCAACCATGTCGAGCTGGCATTCAAAGCCCACGCTGTCGAAGTTGGCATTGTGGATTTCTTGGTGCAGCTGCTCGGATGCATCGTCCAGCCATCGCTTGGATTCATCGTCAGCACCTCCGACCTCAAGCCCGAACCAACGGGCATTGGCCGGGGTCATGCCAGCTTGCAGGGCTGATGCCAGCGTGCGTCCGGCATCGGTGGAGGTAGAGTCAACCAGGCGGGCCTTGCGATCCAGTGCCTGCTGTGCGGTCAGGTTGTTGGACTGCAGGCCTGAGCCACGGATAGGGAACGAGTGGTCGAAACAATCGCGCCACACGAGCTCATGCGGCAAGCGCAACGTCTTGAGCGTAGCCAGCCGTTTGACGATCTCGGCAGCGCTGCCCATCAGGTTGCGCCCCCACCCAGCACGTTGGTGGTGCCTGCGGGTTTTACGGCGGACTGACCAGCGCCCAGCGCATCGGTGCTGCCACCAGTGGCCAGAACGTTAGCACGCTTCACACGCTTGGAGTCGGCCAGTGTGGAGTTGGCAGCGTTGGCTGCATCGGTTTCAGCCTGCGCGCGTTGGGCAGCTGGGTCGGGTTGGCTGGGCATTGAAGGCGCTGACGGTGCCAGCATCTTGGATGCCAGCATGCCACCGGCAACGGCCATGATCGTGGTGGGTTCGCACATGGTCGATCAGCGTCCGGGCACGTAGTAGCCATCCTTGCACAGCACCGTGGACTTCACGCCAGCGGCTTCGGCCTCAGCTGCAGTGCGGTCGCTCCAGTCCTCGCCGATGATGCGGCGCTCACCGCCCACCGTGATGGGAGCCGATGGCACTGTGGCCAGGGACTGCAACTGGCCATTGAGCTGGGAGATCAGCGCGGCCTGCTGTGCCACCGTAGCCTCGAGCTCAGCAATGCGAGCGGCTGAACCGTCATCGACTGCAGGGGCTGCGCCATCAGCGGCCGGATCGGCAGCGGGATCGCCGGGGGTTTGAACGTTGAGATCGGGATCAGCGGCAGCCATGGGAGTCTCCTCGGGGGTTTGAATGGGTTGAAAACGGCTTGAGTGTGGTTTGACCATGTGGCGGAATCCAGCCAGTTAACGGCTGCGCACCTTGGATGCCGAGAACGTGACGTGTGCGGTGGGCAGGAATTCACGCCCTTTTCCGGCCAGTTTGCACCAGTGCAGGATCAGGATTTCACCGTCCTGGTGCTTGGGTTGGCTGCCATCGCGCCAGCCCAGCATCGTCTTGCGTGGCACCTTGAGCCAGTCGGCCAGGGCCTGCGCGCTGATCGGCTTGCGCACGTAGGGGTTGTTGATGTCGGGCTCACCCAGCAGCCACTCCAGATCGCCCAGCAGCTTGTCCCAGTCCACCACCCGCGAATTCATGCCACCTCCCGCATCAGCCAGTGACCTATCAGGATCGACTCGGCGCGGTTGTGATCCTTCGCGCGGGTGACCGGCGCTTCGGGGTAGAGGCGCAGCGCAGCGGCGCGGGATGCGTCCTTGTCGGTGCCCAGGCCAAAGAACTTTTTCCAGTCGCGCGGGTTGATGATCGTCATGCCACCCAGCGCCACCCGGCCACCCACCAACGCGCGGATCACGCCGAACGTGTCGAATTGGCTGGCCACCGTCTGGGCTGGCAGCGTGGGCATGGGAATGGGCCGCTCGATGCAGGCATGCACCGACTCGGTGGCGAACTCGAACTTTGCCGACCAGTTCGCCAGCAGGCCCTGCAGCTGGTCAGCGTCGAGCCAGCGCAGCATCTTGCCAGTGGCTTGGCCATTGCTGCATACCGGAAGGTCAACGCAAGCCAGCAGCCCGCGCGTGCTGCACAGCAGCGAAATTGCACCGGTCAGGCCCGGGTCTACACCGATGATCAACATGGCTCCACCTCCGTGAAGTTGATCACCTCGACCAGCATGCGCTGAACCACGGTAACCTCGGCAAATGCGCGCGCACGCGCTACCGGTCCGGGAGCAATGCATCCATCCCTCAGACCCATCAACACCTCGTCACGGCTGAGCATGGTTTCGTCCTGCATGGGGAATCGCAAGTCTTTGGCTTCGGTGCTCATGCTGCCTTCCTCCCGATCCGCTTGCTAAGGCACTCGACAACACGCTGACCCATGAAGCATTCGAGCCGGTACACCCACGCCTGGTAGCTCTCGGGTTTGCCGGATCGATTCAGTCCGGGCTTGAGCTGATCGGCCCAGGTTCCTGCACCCTGCATCACGCGAGCGGTGGCTAGTCCGAATTCATGCTCCAGCACATCGGGACTGGTGGCGTTTGCGGGATTGCAGTGCAGGCTGCGGCAATGGGTGATTTCATCGCTCAGGATTGCCCAGTCCAAAAGCGTTTGCGTGATGCGTGGCCAGTCGGTGCCATGGGTGCCGTAGTGGTACGCACAGACACCACCTCCACCCTCTCCCGACATGGTTCCGGGCATTGGGCATTGGTTCGCTGCGCACTGGTAGCGCATGACCGATTTGTGCGGGATTGCATTCGCGATCGATGTTGCTTTTTCGGGCTTTGCAAAGCTCATGATTCGTACTTCCCATCAATGATTTTTTGAAAGTTGGCGGAGTTGCAAACCCACTCCAGATCGGGGTGCCAGGTGCGCCCTTTGCCATCGAATCCGGCCGAGAGCTTGGTGTCGTTGGCGATGTAGCCGAAGAAGCTGTCCCACCAGGCAATGCCTTCGGGCTCGGTGCGGTAGCCGTTGGGGCTGTAGGCCGATGGCTTGGCAGCCTGCACCCAGCGCGCTCGCATGGATTGCTGCCGTGCACCCTCCCAGACTCGGGGCTGCTTGAGGTGCGGGAGGTGTTTTCGCCACAGCTCCAGCAGTTTTGCGTAGGGGCAACCGGGGAATGTGGCTTTTTCGGTTTTCTGATCCGGTGGCTGCAGCTCGAAGTCGGCTGAGCCATTCGGCGAAGTTGACAACGCACCGTCAGGTGCGAGAAGTTCTGAATCCTGCTCCTGCTTCTGTTCCTGCTTCTGTTCCTGCTTCTGTTCCTGCTTCTGGTTAAGAAAGGGTTTCGAAAGGGTTTCAGAAGGGTTTTCAGGAAACTCCCAATCTATGTTGAGTAATGGGCCGCAAACCCGCATGAAATCTAGCTTCCAGCCACATTCGTCTGGTATCGCAAGGGCCATCTTCGCAGCGCTCTTGCACTGATTTGGGTTTTCTGGCTTGTTCCACTCCAAATGCTTGATAACCCACACCCATTTAGTGGTTTCGCAACGGTTCGCATAACCCTTTCGGAACAGTTCGGTAAACCCTTGGCTAACCCTTTCTGCAGACCATGAAAGGTCTTCGCAAACATACCCATCTGGCAGTCTGAAAACCCCTGCAATGGTGCTGTGTGGACTGGTGATCAGGTACATGGCCAGCAATCGGCCATCCTCTGACAGTGCGGTGATCGTGGGGCTCGACCAGAACGATGTGTAGACTTTTCCGTAATCACGCATTGGCCACCCCCATCACGATGGCCGCGTGGTCAGCTGCGCCCTGTTGATCGAAGTAGCAGCCATCCAGCAAGTCGCTGGTCGGCATCAGGCTTTGCTCCACGCGCTTGGCTTTACGGCCCAGCTCCAGCAGCTTCTTGAAACAGACCGGGCCAAAGTCGAGTTTTCCCACAGTGAACGCGGAACGGATCAGCGGGCGATTGCATGCGCCACATTTCATTTGCGCGCGGGGCTTGCTGCGTGCGGTAACAGACAGACTTAGACCTACAGAACAGACATCATTGGTATTGGTGGGGAGCTGCGTACTCATGGTTGACCATCTTTCAGCTGAGCGATGGCAGCCAGCAGATCGGGCAGCATGCTTTCCACCTTCGACAGCACCCGGGCCTTGCGCGCCGGTTCGTTGTCCATGTACTTGGCAGCCAGGTACTCAACCACCGAAGACACATCACCAGTCGCAACGATGTAGTGCTCCAGGTCATCCACATTCAGGCGCTGGGTGTCTCCATCGGGCTGATTCAGCTTGCGCGACAGCACGGATGGGCTCAGGTCCATCTTGCTGGCCAGAGTGCCGGCATTGAGTCGCTGCTCCTGAATTCGGAAGGCAATGAACTCGCGCAGCGTCTTGAAGCGCTCAGGCAATGAGGGCTCGAAGTTGAAGGTAAGTTGGGGTTGCGCAATTGATGTCATTTCGTATTTCCATCTGTCGCCATGTCAAAAACGGGCAAAAAAAAGAGACTTGGGGCCATGTCACACCTCAGCCTTACTGCTCTCGATCTCGCACACGCAAGCCCAGAAGTCACCTTCAAAGTGCCGGTGAGCTGCGCTGTGTTCGGGGTATGGGTTGGCTTCTTGAACTGCTCGATCAAGGGCCGCGGCTTTCCTTGCCAAGGCGCGAATTACTTCGCGGGAGACGATGGGCTCCATGGGTCAACCCGCTACGGAAGTAGCAGCTGGCTGCGCAATGCTGTCGAGGGCTATGACAGGATTTCCATAAATTTCCTCGTAAGAAACTTGGTGCCCACGTGCTGCAGCAAAGGCGATCAGTCGTTTTGCCATTTCTGGCGGCACGGTCTGCCCACGCTCGTAATGGCCAACGTTTCCTTGGGTGCAGCCGATGCCCTCTGCCAGCGCAGCCTGTGTAAGTTCAAGCCGCTCACGGATGGTTTTGATATTGCTCATGGCACCAATACTAGTCGCCCTAGTTATGGTTGTCAATAGCCGCGCTAGTTGATTGTTTAACTAGGGGAGCTAATAGTCACGCCATGCAAAAAGAAGTCGTTCGGAAAAAAGCAGCAAAGATCACGGAAGAAAACCGTGCGGAGTCTGCAAAACTTAAGGTGCTTTATGAAGCGTCAAATCACAACCTCAGCCAAGCTGCTTTTGGGGCTGAGTTCGATATTGGTAATCAAGGCGCAGTTTGGCAATGCCTGAATGCGTCCGGTATGCCTATCAGCCTAAAAGCTGCAAGAGGGTTTGCAAAGGGGTTGAGGTGTGACATTTCGGACTTCAGTCCACGCCTCGCAATTGAAGCGGCCAAGAACGCTGAATTTGCCGAGTCAGAAACTGACGACTACGTGGACGTGAAGCGGGTCAATGTTGCTTTATCAGCTGGCCATGGAAGCGAGCCAGAGATCGAAGAATTGGTGGGGCACCTTAAATTCACCAAATCATTTTTACGAAGCGTTGGTGTCACTGGGTCAAGTGCCCGGGTTGTCGATGTTGTCGGTCCCAGTATGGAGCCCACTATCAAAGATGGCTCTGTGCTCCTGGTAAATACCAACAACCGCGAACCAATCAACAATGTCATATTCGCTTTGGCACGCCCGACCGATGGACTGATCGTGAAACGATTGGTAAAGATCGGAGAGAACTGGTTTGCAAGATCAGACAACCGCGATTTTGAGGACATTCAAATTGATGATGGTGAACCAATTACGATCATCGGGAGAGCACTATGGATGGGATCAAAACTATGAAAACTGCTTGGTGGCTATGTTCGTTATTGATGGTTTCAGGTTGCGCCGCAAGTCCTGATTTAGCCACTCAAATCAGTGCATATTCATCGGCAGACGAAGCCGCCGCAAAGGTGAGAATGGATGCAGTGTGCGAGAAACACCATAAAGCAGTGTCCAATACGGCTGAGGCATTGAAGGCCATTGGGGATGCTACAAAGAAAGCAACGACTGCTGACGACATGAATAAGGGAATTGAAATTGTCGGCTCTATCGACTTCAAAGGAAACGAAGCGCTTGCCAACCAGTGCAAAGTTGCATCTGCCGCCTATGAGCGAATATTGGCCGTGCGATATGACGCCTCAAAAGCCGAGGTGAAGATTGAAGCTGACAACGCAGACAGAGGGACCATCAATTGCACATCAAACCGCTATGGAACATCGGTCTATACCGAGTGCAGGTAACCAAGTGAAAAGCATCAAAGCACTTGCCTGGTGGTTCATCGCAATGCTTGGCCCGGTCGGCTATGTGCTGCCGATGGCCATTCCCTTGTTGATCGGCAATTACTGGATTGCGCCATTGATCGATGCGCAGAGCTGGCCGGGGTGGTATCGCATTGTGTTCTGGATGCTCTACACCAGCGTGAGCACTGGACTGACGTTCGCCGCCACGATCATGGCAGTGCAAACATTTGAGAGATCACGTTCCCCAGCGTAAAAGCCAAAACCATGACGTTCCAAGCCGCCCATTGAGGCGGTTTTTTTGTTGCCTGAGTTCAGGTTTTCACCTGCCATACGACTAGGGCAAAAAAATATTTCAATGAATTACTAGTAGCCCTATTGACACTGTTAACTAGTCGCCCTATTATTCACCTAACGCAGCAATCAAGCTGCCAAGGAGTGAAAGATGGATTACACGGCACAAAGATGGATTCCAGAGAACGCCAACAAGCTGGCAAACAAGTCCGGCAGCGCAGTGGCTTATGTCTACACCACCATGGGCGGAAAGCTCGGGGCTGTGGGCTACATCGGCAAGGCAAAGAAGCCAGCGCTTTATTACACCTACCGTGATGCAGCCCGCCGCAGCGCATCAGTTTTTCAGT